CCCAGTGACAGACCCATACACTGGACAAAAAACTATCCAGCAACGAGTCACCTCAAAGGGCGACGTAGCGTTCGAAGTGGTCTCACCATTCCACCTGTTCGTCCCAGACCTCGCTGAAGAAAACCTTGAAGCACAACCATACATCTTCAACGTCTACACCAAGTCCGAACAATGGGTCAAGTCGACGTTCGGCAACGTGCTACCAGTCGACTACGTTCCAGCCAAAGTCGCCGCAACCGAAATCATGGACTCAGCCCTGTTCGACATCAAGTCAGCGAACACTGCAAAGCCAGACGCCGTTCTAGTCATCGAAATGTGGGCTAAGCCAAACGGTTGCCCATGGCTACCAAAGGGTGGACTAATCACCATCGTGGACAACGAAATCGTCCAATACGCTGACAACGGCATCCCATACTCACACAAAATGTACCCATTCGCACACACCTTCAGCGTGCCAACAGGTAAGTTCTACCGCCGCTCAGTCATCAAGCCGCTAATCCCAATTCAGCGCGAACTGAACCGTACCCGTTCGCAAATCATCCACGCCAAAAACCTTATGGCTAAGCCGCAGATGATGTACGCCGAAGGTTCAACCGACCCGAAGAAGATTACCGCCCGTGCAGGTATCTGGATTCCAATCCGCCCAGGCTTCCCAATGCCACAACCTGTCCCAATCCAGCCGCTCCCATCCTACGTGCTACAGGAAATCCAAAACCTACAAGCAGACTTCGAAGACATTTCAGGTCAACACCAAGTATCGCGTGGACAATCAGGTGGCGTAACCGCCGCAACCGCCATCAACTACCTACAAGAGCGTGACGACTCATACCTGACCACCGTCTTCGCATCCATCGAGGCTGCAGTTGAAAAGGTTGCAAAGCAAGCCATCTCACTGTTCATCCAATACGTGAACACCCCACGCCTAATCAAAACCACAGGCACCGACGGTGCGTTTGACGCAGCAGTCCTATCAGGTGCAGACATCGCCTCAGGTAACGACATCCGAGTAGAATCAGGCTCAGCGTTGCCGACCAGCAAGTCTGCCCGCCAAGCACTCATCACCGAATGGATGAAGATGGGCTTCATTCAGCCACAAGAGGGTCTACGCATCCTCGACATGGGTATGCTGAAGCAGTACTACAACCTGCTAAAGGTCGACGAAAACCAAGCACAGCGCGAAAACCTCATGCTGAAGCGCCTCACCCCAGAAGACGTTTACGGCTTCGAGCAGCAATGGCAGCAAGGCGTAATGAACGGCGACCCAGACAAGGTTGTTCCTGGACAGGTCGACGCAGAAGGCAACCCAATCCCATTGGCTACCCCATCCGTCATCCCAGTCAACGACTACGACAACCACGCGGTACACATCGAAATCCACAACCGCTTCCGCAAGTCACAATCGTTCGACGTTCTCCCAGATGAAATTCGTGCACAGTTCCAAAAGCACATCTCCATGCACGAATCGGCTTTGCAACAGAAAATGATGCAAGATGCTCTAATGCAACAGCAGATGGCTGCTGGACCAGTAGAGCAACAACAACAAATGCCAGCACCAAGCGAGGTCGCAGTAATGCCAGACCAAGCAGGGATGACGGCTGAACAACTACAGTAAGGAAAAAAATGTCTGAAGAGACGCAGGGTCTACCTGACCAGACTACAGAGGCACAGACTTCCGTAGTAGACACGCCCGTATTCGACGAACCAAAAGTTCACCCAGCGCACGAAAAGTTGCTCGCTGAACTCCCTGAGGCTTGGCACTCAAAGGTAACCCCTTACCTGCAAGAGCAGGACAAGTATTACCAGCGAGAGATGGAAAAGTACACCCCTTACAAGGAGTTCGTCGACGCTGGCGTTTCACCTGACCTAGTACGCGGTGGACTAAACCTTGCATCCGCTATCGAATCAAACCCTACCGAAGTTTACGCTTCGCTACAGGACTACCTTGTCTCACAGGGCATGCTAGAACATGAGGCTGCAGCAATGGCTGCCGACGTCATGGAAGAGCAGTCAGGCGAAGACTTCGAAGACCTATTCGGCGACAATGTTTCACCTGCACTGCAGGCTGAGATTGACGCACTGAAGGCGCGCCAAGCCGAAGCGGACGACTACATTTACAATCAGGAACTTTCAAAGGCTACCGAGATTGAGATGCAGAACCTTGAGCAGGAAATGTCTGCGCTACGTCAAGCACACAACATCACCGAAGCGCACGAGTCAGCCATCTACGACCTGATGGATGTTGCGTTGAACGCTGGACGTGAAATCAGTGTCGCTGAGGCAGCCCAACAGTTGCAGGCAATGGTTGGTAGTTTCTCACCAGCAGGCGCACCTGAGGAAGCCCCGACGATTGTTGGTTCGGCTGGCGGTGCAGGAATCGTGGCACCAAACCTAGCCATCCCGAAGGACGACAAGGGCAAGAAAGAAATGCTCGCCCGCATGTTTGACCAGTACAACAAAGCAAACCAGTAACAAAATAAAAATAGTCCCCTTAATTGGGGATTATTTTTTTACCCTGTGGATAACTCTGTGGATAACTTCTATGTAGTATGATTAGAATATCCACGTACAGCCCCTAAGAGGGTCAGGGCAAGCGATACACATCTTTGTTAAATCTAATTACTCTTAGGAGAGTGAATCATTATGGCAGGTCAGGGAATCCTAACCTTCGCATCAGACGCTCTAAAGTTGGTCTACGGTGACCTTCACGAGCAACTTCGCGACAAGAACCCAGCACTTGAGTTCATCGAAGCGTCGTCACAGCACATCACCCAGAACGGTAAAGAGGTCATCTTTGACACTCACATCGGTCGTAACCAGGGTATCGGTGCACGTGGCGTCCGCGAGAAACTTCCAGTTGCAGGCGCACAGAAGTACAAGCAAGCCCACCTATACCTCAAGAACCTATACGGTGCTATCGAGGTTGACGGTCAACTCTTTGAGCAGGCTGCTGACAACTACAACTCGTTCATCAACGTTGTTGACAACGAAATCAAGGGTCTAAAGCGCGACCTATCTCGCGACCTAAACCGTCAGATTTACGGCGATGGTACTGGTACCCTCGGTGTAGTTGCAACCACCGACTCAACCGCTGACACCTCGGTCACTTTCGACGACGTTCACTGGATTGAGCCTGACATGGTTGTTGACCTACTTGCAGGAACCGACCTAGTTGACGGCACCCCAACCGTAACCTACGCAGGTATCGTTGTTGTATCGGTTGACGAGACCAGCAACGTTGTTGTATTCGACACCGCTGTTGCAGTAACCGCAGGCGACATCATCGTTCGCGCATCGAACACCACCAACTCCTTCAACAAGGAACTAACTGGTCTAGGCGCAATCGTATCGTCAGGTGACTCGCTACACGGCATCGATGGTGCAACCACCGCTGTCTGGAACTCAACCATCAAGACCCTTGGCTCGGCAGGTACCCCAGGTACCCTAACCGAACTGAACCTTATCAACCTCGTACAAGATGTTGACAAGAAGGGTGGCGACGTTGACGTCTTCCTAGCAAGCCCAGGTGTTTACAACGCTTACTGGAACCTACTACAGGGTCTACGTCAGTTCGTAAACGGTTCGGCACTTACTGGTGGTCAGCGTTCGTTCACGTTCGAAGCCCTAGGTAAGCCAATCAAGTTCGTTTCAGACTACGCTGCGCCAAAGGGAACCCTTTACGCACTGTCGTCAAAGGAACTTGTTATCAACCGCAAGCGCGACTGGGCTTGGATGGACCGCGATGGTTCGATGTGGTCACGTGTTTCTGACACTGACGCATACGAGGCTCGTATCTACCAGTACAGCGAAATCGGTACCTACCGACGCAACGCACATGCTAAGTTGAGCAACATCGCTGAACTATAGCATTTAAAAAAACTCCTCGGTTCCCTGTCCGTCTCGCGGGGAACCGAGGTTTTTTTATAGGTAGAATAGGAACATGGACGTAATAAACTTTGCCCGCATCGACGGACTACACAGCGACTACCAGCGTAGAGTCGCAGCCACAATCAGGGACGTATTCCCAACAGTTCGCCTGCTACGCATGGAGCCAGGCCACCCAGCGTTCGACCCGCAACGCCCATACGCCCTAGTGGACGAACCAAACCTCACCACCCCGTACCACATCCGCAACTTGGCTGAGTCAGAAATTGACCACCGTTTGCTCGCTTGGTTGCTCGAAAACAACTCTCATGACCCAAACTCTAAGGTGAATAAGATACAATTATTAGAGATGGCATATGCTGCATTAGAGGCGAAGCGCGAAGAAGAATATCGTGCTGAAAAGAAGGACATCTTGAAATCCATCATGAAGTCCAACAAAAACGAATACCGTCACGACGGTACAACTCTAAGGAAGTAACCATGCCAGCCGAGGAATTTTCATACGTCGGAACAGACATCGCAACCCGTGTCCGTTCACAGTTCGGCGACACCTCTGGCGCACAACTAACCGACGCATCAATCCTGTTATGGATTAACGACGGTCAACGAGAAATTGTTAACTCAAACTCAATCCTGCGAGCCAGCAAAACAGCCGACCTCACCGCAGGGCAAGCAGACTACACATTCCCATCAGACCGTGTTCTAGTAATCGAAGCCCTCTACGTCAACGGTTACCCAATCCGCAACCTCACCCCGCAGGCTGCCCGCCAGTTCATTCAGCAACGCGACCCACAAGCAGAGCAAACCGCTGAACGCCCAGAAGTTTGGTACGAGCGTGCAGGCGTAATCACCTTCTACCCTGTACCAAACAAAACATTCTCTAACGGACTAAAACTTGAGTACGTCAAAAGCCCAACCCAACTGTCCTCGCTGACCTCAGCAGTCGGAATCCCCGACCGCTACTTCAACGAACTTGTAAACTACGTCATCGCCCAAGCCCTAGAGATGGACGAAAACTACGACGCAGCGAACTACAAGCACCGCCAGTTCCGTGACGGGCTAGACCGCCAATCACTCAAAGACACCGTATCCCAAGACGCCCTGTACTCTGGAGTCCTCCCAGACGAAGATGACTACTACCTATAATGTCGACCATAATCAGACAACGCAGTAGTGCGTTACAAAAGTTTACTGGTGGTCTAAACAACTACTGGGACCAGTCGTCAATCGACAACAGCGAACTCGCCTCAATCATCAACTTCGAGTTCACCGCCAACGGTTCGCTAACCTCACGCCCACCAATCTACACAGAAAAAAACGGCAGCGGAACAACCATTGTTAGCCCAGTAACAGGGCAACCAATCGACATCCTCGGCACCTACGTCAAAGCCGACGGCACCCGCTACCTAGTGTGCACAACCAACGCCAAAACATGGGTTTACAACGTTGCCACCTACACGTGGACAGAAATCGCTGCGTTCAAAGCATCCGACTGCACCCAATACTTGAACAAAGTTGTCCTCGCATCAGCAACCGCAGGTCAAGGCGGATACTGGGAAGACGGCACATTCACCAACACGCCAAGCATGCCAGCCCTAAACGGAATCGAACTATTCCAAACCCGCTTCTTCGGACACGGCGTTCGCGGCACATCAAACGCAAACATTTTCTACTGGACCAACATTTCAACTGCAGGACCAGACGGCGAATCAACAGACGTTTGGAACTGGAACGACGAGTTCAGCAACAAAATGTATGTCGAAATTGGTGGCGGTGACGGACAATGGATTACCGCAATGGCACAAGGCTACAACGACATCGTAATCTTCCGCAACCGAAGCACCTACCGCTACTCCTACGGCGACCTACCAGAACTAGGTCAACTCCAAGTCATGCAACAAGACATTGGCGCAGAGAACAAACAAAGCGTAGTCAAGTTCGAAAACGCCCACTTTGTCCTATCAGGTGGCATCCTCTACAAATACCAAAACTGGCTATACTACCCGCTCAACGCACAAAAAGTAAAACTAGAAACAAAATCATTCTCACAACGCATCTACCACGCAATCAGCATCGTTGGTAGACGTTGCATCGTGTGGCACAACGGCGGAACCTACGCCTACAACATGGACACCGACACATGGTCAGAGTGGGAAAGTGTACACCGCACAGCCTACTTCGTAACAGTAGAACGCCGCGCAGAACAAAACGAAGAATCAGCCTACTACGGAGTCACAGGCGCAACCGACGGAACCATCGGACTATACCGCATCGAAGACTCAGCAGTAAGTTTCGTTGGCAGCGAATCATTCAAATGCTCAATGCGAACCAAAATTTACGACTTCGACACACCCGTCGAATGGAAGCGCCTCTACTTTTGGACAGCCGACCTAACCTCGGCAAGCAACGTCAAAGCATCAGTTTTCCCAGTAGACCTGCCAGCAACCGCCCCTGTCATCTCGTGGGACGAACTTTCAAAAGACTACCCTGAAGAAACAGGATTCTCCACGTGGGACAGCCTGTCATTCGACGGCACTGGCGATGAAGACTTCGGAACTTGGGATAACCTGAAAACAACTGATGGTCAAATTTCTACAATCATTGCGATTGACACCGACAGACCACAACGCACAGAGGTTAAGTTGAACCATTCGTTGCGTTTTAGGCGAGCATATTTTGAGTTATACTTAGACTGTGACGGCACGGCGTCCACATCACCTGTAAGCATATTTAGTATCATTCCAATGATTGGTATTAAGTCAAAGATTTCTAAGGCAGCGAACTGATGGCTGGAACCGAGCGTGGACTTTTGGGTACACCCGAGTTTTCGCCATACGCTGCTGGGGCGAAAATCTACAACTCTGTTTCGTCGTCGCCTACCCGTGGCGCAGTTGACAAAACTGGTTACGTTCAGCGGGACCGCAAACTTGCTGTACGCAGAAACGCTGTGTTGGCGAAGATGAAAGCAATGCAGACTGGTGCATACGCAAACTCTAACGTTCAAAGGTTCGTGAAATAATGGCTCTAGAAAGCGGTCTATTCAAAAACGCTACCGCCCCAACGGGTGTTCAGCCAATCACAAAGGTTCAAGCAGCAGGTGCCACTACCGCACCTCCAGCGTGGGATTACACAATGGACCCAACCTATCAAGCGGCTATGAACGCTGGCTCTTCACAGTTCAACTTTGCCCGCAACCGCGACCTTGCCGCACTTAGTCAGCAAGAAATGCAGAACACCAACCAGCAACGAGACCTTGCAACTAACTCCACCGAAGCCCGCCGTCGCCTTGCAGGTTCATACGCTGCACGTGGCATGGCTGGCGGACAAAAAGGTGCGTTGTACTCTGCCCAAGACCGCTTGAACGCTGAACAGGTTGCCGACCAAACTGACCTGAAGCAACAAATTTCAGCACTTAACTCAACTTTCCTCCAAAACTATGGAGCAACGGGAACTGACTGGACAGGTACACTCGTCGGTCAACAATACAAAACATCAGCAATTCAAGAAGCCTTGAACGCACGACTAAAGGGTATGGGAATTTAACATGGCAGCGAAACCAGGAACCGCAGAGTCCCTCTACATCGACCCAACGGAAGCATACAAGCCAACGCTTGACCTTCTAAACAAGCAAAAGGCGCAAGCCAACCAACGCTACGAAACCAACGCAGCGGACATCAAAAACATTTTCGGCAACCTGTCAACCGTAGGTGCAGCAGACTCCGCCCGCATCCGTGAACAGTTCGTTAACACGATTGCTTCTCAGCAGGCTGGTCTAGCCGCCCGCACCGCTGAAGCCCGCGCAAACCAGACCGCTGGCGAAACGCAACAGGCTGACAGTGCCGCTCAACGCGGAACCGCCCAGTCAGGCGAAACTTTCACCGACGGCAACTCGGCAACCGCTGTTGCTCGTGAGCGTGGCATTGCTGACGCAAACGCTTACCAAACTGTTTGGGAAGCGTTGCAGAACGCCAACCAGTTGCAAGCACAAACTGACATTTCTTCACGCACCGCAGGTTACGGTCAGCAACAGGTTGCTGCTGTTTCTCGCCTAAAGACAAACCTCGAAGATGTGCTAAACCAGTTAAGTGGTCGCGAG